CGGCAACGGATACGACGCTGGACGAGTATCTGATGCCGAGGATCGAGGCGGCTGCGGACGAGCTGGCGGGCGCCGGCATCACGCTGACGGACTCCTCCGGTGACCTGATGCTGCTGGTGGACATGACGGTATGGAACTACCAGAACCGGGACAAGAACGCCGGGATGCCGGACTGGCTCCGGCTGAAACGGCGGGAGCGGTGGCTGCAGCAGCGGAGGGGGTCTGGCGCATGATCCTGGACAGGGGCATCTGCCGGGTTTACCGGAAAACCAACAAAGCGACAGCGGGATCGAAACCGATCTGGGATGAAACGCTGATTCATACAAGCTATTACGGGGAGCTGTCATTTGAGACAGCTCCTTCTCATCCCACGGAGTTCCGGGAGGAGATCAACACCGCCGCAAGGGTGCGGATCCTGCAGAACCGGAGTATCGCCAACCATGACCGGGTGGCGCTGGAGCCTTTCGGGGCAGAGAGCGCGCCGGACGCGACACTGAAGTTTGAGGTGACGCGGGCATACCACGGGCGGGACGAGGACAGCGGCGAAGAGATCACCGACCTGACGCTGGAGGTGGTGAAACCGTGACGACATCCGACATCAAGACGATGCTGGTGGCGGTGGACAGTACCGTTGAACGGTATGAAAGCAGCCGGAACGGAAGCGAGGCGTACACCGTCTGGCGGGAGCTGGGCGACGGCGCGTTTATGGCTGACGGACAGCACCAGGGGGTGATCCGCTTCCAGGTGGACCGGTTCACCAAGACCGAGGACGACACGGTGGCGGCGGCGATCTATACCGCGCTGGAGGCGCGGGACGACGTGGCCTTTGAGTACATCGTGGACTATGAAAACGACACGGGATATATCCACCACATCTACGACTGTGAGGGATACTGATGGCCAACTACCTGACCTGGAGCGGACTTGATGAAGTCTACAGGGAAATGCAGCGGGAAGGCGAGACCGTGGGTGAAACCGCCCAGAAGATGCTGGAGGTCGGCGGGCAGGAGTGCGTGAAGGCATGGAAACTTGCCATCGGCATGCACGGCCACAGCGGCGAAGGCATCAGCGGCCGGGCCACCGGCGAGATGATGAACGCAGTCGGGATCAAATTCAAAAAAATCAAAATGAACGGGATGCGCACCGCGGAGATCTACCCGCTTGGAAAAAACAAGCGGGGCGTGAGATACGCGATGATTGCGTTCATCCTGCACTACGGGCGCAGCAACATGAAAGGCGACCGGTTCGTGGACGACGCGGAACGGATTGCCGAAGAAGAGGCTGTGCCGGCGATGATCAATATCTGGGAACAAAGTAAATAAGGAGGACTTACAACATGGCAAGCATTGGTATGCGCTACGTTGTTGCGGCGGCTATTTCCAGCGAGAGCGGCAGCGTGATCACCTACGGCACCAAGCAGACCATGAAGGCCATCGAGGCGAACCTGAGCTGGATCGTCGACGACAGTGAACTGTACGCCGACGACGCGGTTGCTGAAACCGACGCCAGCATCACCGGCTACACGCTGGACACCACGGTGGACGACATGACTGACGAGCAGGAGGCGGCGCTGTTCGGCCAGAGCAACGGCGGCAGCGGTTCCGAGTACACGGTGTACGGCGACGCGGCACCCTACAGCGGCCTGGGCTACATCCGGGTGCTGAAGAAGGGCGGCGTGCGGAAGTACAAGGCAATCTGGTACCCGCGGATCCAGCTGAGCCGGCAGAACGAAACCGACAAGACCAAGGAACAGAACACCAGCTGGGGCACGGTGCAGATCCACGGCAAGGGCATGGCGGTGTTCCTGGAGAGCTCCGGCAAGAACAAGTTCCGGCAGCACCAGACCTTCAGCACGGTCGAAAGCGCGGTTGCCTACCTGGACGGCAAGTTCACATCCTGACAACGGGGCCCCGGCACTCCGCCGGGGCCTTTCTTTTGTTGAAGAAAGAGAGGAAAGAAGCAGATGCTGACTATAGGTCACAAAGAGTATGAATTACAGTTCACGATGCCGGTATGGAAAGAGTTTGAAGACCAGATCTGTTTGGTGGACGAACTGGACGGCGTGCTGAACAAAAAGGGACGGCTGATCAAGATTGCCCAGATGGTGGCGATCATGAGCGTTGAGCAGCCCTGCGCCACGGAAAGGATTTTCCGGGATATGCAGCCCAGCGACGTGCGGGTGATTGTCGCGGAGATCCGCAACGTGATCCGGGAGGCGCTGAAGATGAAGGTGAAGCAAGGCGAGGACAAAGTCGTGGACGAGGTCCTTGAGGAAATACAAAAAAAAGGAACGCAGGCAGATTGACGTATGCAGCGGTCACTGCCTGGGGACTGATTGCCGGGGTGTCATATACGGAGCAGAAGGAAGTGCGCCCCGGAGAGCTGCTGGACCTGTTCGTGGAGCACCGCCAGTATGACGACGAGCAGCACGGACTGAAACGCGGCGACGACAGCGACGACCACGATATCGGAGCCGAGGACGAAGAAGCATTTAAGGAGGACTGACCCGATGGCGGCGCATGAGATCAAAACGACGCTGGCCGTTGACGGCGAGCAGGCGTTTAAGCGGTCGCTGAACGACGCGAAGCAGAGCATCCGGAACTTCGGCACCCAGCTGACGCTGGCGCAGGCGGAGTTCAAAAAGACCGGCGACGCCCAGAAGCTGATGGAAACCCGCGCAAAGGCGCTGAAGAGCGAGATCGACCAGCAGAACGAGATCGTGAAGGCGCTGGAGAAAGCGGTGGACGAGGCCGGGAAGAAATACGGCGAGGGAAGCAAGGAGGCCGAGAAGTGGCAGGCCGAACTGAACCGCGCCAAGGCCACGATGGCAAACCTGGAGCAGGAGCTGAACAACAACGCCCAGGGGCTGGACCGGAACGGGAAAGCCTTTGACGACGCCTCCGTGAAGGCTGAGGACTTCAAGGACGCGGTGAACGGCATCGGCCGGGGCGTGAGCTTTGAACTGATCAGCAGCGGCATCGGGTCCATCACGAAAGGCTTTGAAAACGCGCTGAAGAAAGCGGTGGACCTGGGCCAGCAAATGTGGAACATGATGCGGGACGCCGCCAGCTGGGCGGACGACGAGATCACACTGGCGCAGGTTTACGGCGTGAGCGTGGAAGACCTGCAGAAGATGCAGCACGCCGCCAAGATGGTGGACACGGACGTGGATACCGTGATCAAGGCCCGGCAGAAGCTGAGCCAGGCCATGGGCAAGGAACTGAACAGCAAGGATATCCAGGAAGCCTTCCAGGCGCTGCGGACACCGGTATACGACGACGCAACGGGCAAGATGCGCGACCTGGAAAACGTGTTCTGGGATGCAGGCGCGGCGATTATGGCGCTTCCGAGCGAAGTTGAACAGAACAACGTGGCGATGAAGCTGTTCGGCAAGAGCTGGATGGAGCTGAAGCCGCTCTTCCTGGCCGGGCGGGACGCCTACCAGGAAGCCATGGACAGCGCCACGGTTGTGCCGGAGGAAAATATCAAGCGGCTGGGCGCGCTGCAGGACCAGCTGGACAAGCTGGACACGGAGTTCCAGGCGCTGAAGATGAACGTGCTGAGCGAGCTGGCGCCCGCGTTTGAGACGCTGGCCGGGGCGATCACCGACCTGATGACAGAGTTCAACAAGTATCTGCAGAGCGATGAAGGCAAGCAGATGATGGAGAAACTGCGGGAGGCGCTGGATAAGTTTTTCGACGGGATCAAGGATATCGATTTCACCAGCGCTGTGAACACGGTTTCTGGTGCGCTGGACGGCTTGAAAGGCGCTTTCGACTGGATTATCGAGAAAAAGGATGACCTGCAGATTGCGCTGGGCGTCATTACGGCGGGATTCGCGGCGCTGAAGCTGGCAACGCTTGGGATCAACATTGTCAAGATCACCGAAGGACTGAAAAACCTGCTGAACATCGGCGGCGGGGGAGGCAGTTCGCCTACCGTACCGACGACGGCACCGACCACCGGCGGGGGCGGCGGGTTCTGGGTCGGCGTTGGCAACACGGTGAAGAAGGCGGCGGCCAACGGAGCGCAGCTGATCTCCAGCAGCGGGTTGCTGCCGGCGGTGACGACGGACGTGCTGCTGAACCAGACGGAAGGCGGCCGGGTGCTGCGGGACGGCGGCACGCTGGCACAAGCCGCGCAGGCCAGCGCGGAAGCCGTGAGGGAATACACGAAGAAGACCTTCAGCGAAGAAAACCTGCAGGACTTCAAGAGCAACTGGGACATTAACAACCCGGACGCGAACCCCGTCGCCAGGACAGCCGGGTTCTTTGTGAACGGATGGATCCAGAACGGGCAGAACACGCTGAACTACTGGAAGCAGGTGCTCGGCACGCTGAAAGAGGCGGAAGAGTACGCGGAACAGCTGCAGGTGGTCGTGGAGCCGCCTGTGAAGAGCGAGCCGACTGAAAATTGGGTGTTCGGCGAAGACTGGACAGCGGACGAGCTGATGGAATGGGTACAGCAGCACGGCAACGGCGGTGCACTGACACCGGGAACCGGACTGACGGACGGCGTGAGCGGCACCCTGTATGCCGGCACGGGCGGCGCGGCAGGCGGCACCGGGGAAAATGCGGGGCTGACCAGCAAGGACGTGCAGGAGTTCAGCAAGGTACCGGCAGACATCCGGCGGGAGATCAAGAGCGCTGTGCTGGGCTGGACAGTGAAGATCGACGGCGCCACCGCCGGGGCGGTGATCGCGCCTTACATTGACGCCTATATGGCGAGAGAAGCAGCGGAGTAAGGAGGAAACGGGATGAAGCTGAGCAGACGGATTGCGCTGAACGGCGTGCAGCTGGACGAGCTGGACGACCGGATCCTGATTTCCGAAGTGTATGAAATGCCTCCGGACCGGTCGGCGCAGGCCACCGCCATCTATGACGGGACGCTGGACAGCATGGGGAGCCGGATCAGCAGTGAACAGCGGAACAGCAAGAAGGTGCGCTGCAAGTTCCGGATCAACTACAAGCGGCCGTACATGGAAGAGCGCGGAAAACTGCTGGACAAAATCAACGCGTGGGCCATCGGCGGCGGGACGCTGATGATCGGCTCACGGCCGGAGCAGAAGATGACGGTGCGGTGCCAGCAGGAGGCGGAAATCGGCGACCTGCGGGACTGGACAAGGGAATACTCGCTGATTTTTGAGGCGAACGCGAAGCCGTACTGGGAGAACACGGAGACGGACACCGCCAAGACCAGGACGACGGCGGACGGCAGCGCCATTATAGAAGTGAGCGGCGGGCTGCCGAATGTGCTGGACCTGGATATCAGCAACCAGAGCGGCAAGCAGATTGACAAGATCACGGTGAGCGAAGGCGGCTACAAGTTCGTGTTCCAGGAGCTGGGGATGCAGGCAAACGAGACGCTGGTGGTCGACCACGACAGCGAGAACCACCTGCGCATCCGGCTGAAGAGCGCGGCGGGGGCCTACCGGAGCGCCATGATCAGCCGGACGGTAAAGAGCGACGACGAGCTGCGGGTGAAACCGGGCAGCGTGACGGTGTACGTCACGGCTGACCGTGCGGTGATTATGACCGTGAAATGCCGGGGGAGGAGTGCCTGATGATTGTACTGCAGGAGCACAGCCTGACGCCTGTGGACGTGATCCGGCCGAACAGCATGAAGCTGGACCTGACGGAGCGGGCGAGCACGGCAGAGCCTGCCTTTGAGGGCGGCGAGCCGCCGGACTTCGGCGCATGGATCAGGACGACGGAATACCCGGCGGACGGCATGGTCTGGCGGGTGCGCGACCTGGACGACCAGGTTGTGGGCGCGGGGAAGTGGTCCATGAAGCTGGAGCACATTATCAACACGCTGAAAGACGACACGCTGGACGGACAGATCAAGACGGAGACGCTGGCCGGGGTGAAGGGCGCACAGGAGTGCGACGCGGAGAAGGCGTTCCGCTATATCCTGAGCAAGCAGAAAACCAAGGCGTGGAAACTCGGAGATTTTGAGCTGAGAGCGTCTGAACCGTACTCATTCAATGGAGATACACTCCTTGACGCCCTTCAGACGATTACAGCGAGCCTTGAGAACGCCTACTGGGAGCTGAACACGAACAAATACCCGTTCACGATCCATGTGAGGCAGCGGGACAACAGCATCGGCGGCGAGATGCGGCTGGGGCGCAATATCACCGGGGTGATCAAGAAGACGGTGACCCGCAGCGGCATGTATACGCGGATCATCCCGACGGGGAAGAACAACCTGAAACTGCCGGAGAAGAGCCTGAGCCGGAACACGGAGCTGTACGGCGACGTTGACCACCAGGAGACCGACCAGAGCATGGACACGGTTGCAAAGCTCCGCAGCTGGGCAAAGACGAGGCTGAAAAACCACTGCGAGCCGGTGGTCAGCTATACGGTGGTGGGGCAGAACCTGAGCCGGGACACCGGGGAGGACCTGGACGACATCAAGCTGAACCGGGTATGCCGGATTCCGCTGCCGAAGTGGGGACGGAACATCAAGGAGCATGTGACGCGGCTGAGCTGGGCTGACTGCATCAAGGAGCCGAAGAACTTCACGGTGACGCTGGCGAACAACACAGCGGACGTGACGAGCATTATCAAGCAGATGCAGAAAGGCGGCGGCGGAGGGCGCGGCGGCCGGGACGACGCGGCGAACGCGGAAGAAGATCACGCCTGGCTTGAGGATACGACGGACCACGTCGGCATGGTGGCGATGGCGATCATCGGGAAGGACCCGGACGGCATCGACTGGAAGCGGGTTTCCGACATCCTTGTGGACGGTGAAGGCATCCATCAGGTCGTGACGGCGATGAAGGGCGACGTGAAGAAGTACGGCACGCGGCTGGACCAGAACGAGAAAAGCATCGGGATGGTGGTCGGCACCTACGACGACGGCGGGAACTTTATCAAGGCCGGCGAGATCTGTATGGCCATCAACGACAGCGGCGAGGCTGAAGCGACGATCAAAGCCAGCAAGATCTACCTGCTTGGGCAGACGATTGCCAACCAGATCAACGCGGAGTATATCAGCTCCAAGATTGCGGCGATTTCAAACCTGTCGGTGAACAACGTGACGGCGGCGAGCATCAGGGTGCTGTCCGGCGGCAGCGGCGGCGTGAGCTATGTCGCCACGCAGGCGTATGTGGATGGATGCGCGTATGACCTGCGCATCCAGCAGGACGGGAACAGTTACAAGCTACAGGCGAAGCAGCTGGGAAGCACCGGCTGGCAGGATAAGGGAACTTTTAGCAGGGCCACTGCACTGAGCGGTGAGTGGAGTGGCGACCAGTGGATAGTCACCGCATCACCGCAGGGAAACACGATCACATCCGACCATATCCAGGTTCACCCGGTGAGCAGCCAGGGCGGCGACTATACGGACGTATACGTCGGTACGACGAACGGAAGCACATGGACGCACCACGGCAGCGCGAAGCGGCTGACGCTTTCATTCAGCGGCGGATACGCCCAGCTGAAAGATCCGAACGGCTCCGTGCTGGCCATGAAGGCAATCCCGACATAAGGAGGAAAGAATGGAAGGACTGAGCAACGCGGAAAAGCTCCAGGCGGTGATCAACACGCTGGCGACGCTGAACATGCCGAGCACGTTTGACAACGTGAACAGGATGACGGGAATTTACCGCACGCTGACGGAGGTGCGGGACGACCTGCACAGGGAGGAAGAAGAGGATGCAGAGGATTACACTGGCTGACGGAACGATCATCAACAACGCATATGCGCTGCTGGTGGACGGGAACCTGTTTATTTACATCACCACCACGACGATGGACATCCGGGACGTGTGGAGCCTGCTGAGCAACACAAGGAAGACGAAGCGGATCCG